TTGTATGATTCAACTAATTTGTTTTCTATTTTTGATTTTAATTTACCGAATTTCATAATCTTTTTTATTATAAATATCAATCTCTTAATAATTTGCTCAGTTCGTTTTCAATTGAACCTAAAGAATTTCTACCTTTTGATAAATCAATGTACTTGTCACCATGAATATCGTCACTTTCTAGTAAGATATTTAAGTTGTCATTTTTCTTTCCTTCAGGTAAAGTTTCTTCCTCTTCTGGTGGTGCTCCCGGTGCCGGTGCTTCAGGTGCTCCACCCGCTTCTTCACCCCCTAATGGTGGTAATGCCGGTTCAGGTGAAGTTTCTCCCCCTCCACCGAAGTCAGGTAATGATCCTCCTCCTCCGAAAGATCCTCCACCTCCACCACCTGCCGGTGCTTCCCCACCTGCTGGTGGATTTTCAGTAGAACCTGATTTAGATTTATATAATCTATCTACAACATCAAACATACCCGTATGTGTAATAACAGTTGCAGTATTTGCTAATTCAGCAGCAACCGCTCTTTCTAATCTTTGTTGTTGAGTATCTAATTTAATATCCTCATCCGAGAAACCAAAAATATGTTTCTTAGCCCAAGTTGCTGATGTTGGCGCCAAAGTATTAGGTATTTCAGATACTAAATCTTTATATAATAATACTTTTTCTTTCCATACGTCAATCATTAATAAATCCGCTTGTTTTGATGGGTTAGTCAATCCTAATGTAAAGTTTTGTAGATCATCCTCAAAACCTAAAATAAATAAGTGAATGATTGCGATTTTATTCATTTCTGCAATCATTGCTTTTTGTATTTTATTAATAGTTCTCGCAAAACGAATATCTTGTAATGATAAGTTCTTACCATCGCCAACCACTTCCTCAAATCCTAAGTATGCTTTTGGTACACGTAATGCGGTTACCAATTTCTTTTGGATATATTCAATATCAGCAATCTCAGATAAGTTCTGTGCTCCTGCTAATGTCTCAATCGGCATTGTTTGTGAAACATCGCGTACGGGTACGAAATAATCTTGATCCACCGCCATTTGATTGAAACGTAAATCAACATTACCTGTTTTATTATCCACAATTTGATCACGTTTAAATTTGTTTGCCACACGTTGTACATATGCTTCCACATCTTTATCGTCCATATTACCTACGAATACTTTAAACACCCTTCTTTCAGGTGCTCTTGAAGTTCTGTAAATTAACATCGCATCTTCCGATAATAATAATTGTTTCCAAATTCTTCTTGCTTTCTCCAACATGGAAGTTCCGTAAGGTAATTTTCTATCATCACCAAGTAATCTAAAGTGAGCAACTTCCCAACTATTAAACTCCATATCTTTAACTTTCCAATTGAATCTTAATCCTTTTTCTTTTGGGTCAACTTCGGCATTAACTGATCTTGCTGCCATACCTCTCTCCAATCGTTCAATCTCAATGTTTGGTAATTGCATACAACCAACAATACCTTTTTCTGAATCTAATTTTAGATATACAAAATTGTCACCATATTTACAGGTATTTCTTGTCCACATCTGTAAATTGGTGTTTATATCAAGTACATTGTTAAATAAGTCCGTTAATATACCTTTAACACGTTTTGATTCAGAATAAATTTGTAAAATATAACCATCCTGATTTGGTGTTGTGGATTCTTCGGCATAGATGTCTAATGCCGTTGAGATCTCAGGAGTAAACTCCATTGATTCGTAATCATAAAATGCCGCCAACCTAGTTGGTTCATAATAAATCGCTTGAGTATAAAGATTGTTTTCAATTTTGGCCCATTGTCCCGATAAATACATGGACTGTTGAGCCTGTAATTTTTCTCTTTCATACTCTTGTTTATTTGTAGTTTTAAGTAACTCTTTTTTATCTAATGAGTATGTGGGTAAATCTTGACCCAATAAGGAGTTCGGTCCAAATGTTTTGGATAACCTTTGCCAAATTGTTAGATTTTGATTATTATTTTCCATATTACAATTTTAAGTATAACAATAAATATCTAAATAGTTTGACTTTTTCAGTTTAATGTTATACTTGAGTTACTGTCACAATTACCGATGGTATTGCGGGTCTTGTTGGATTTATTGCCGCAACATCGTAGGCAAATCCCAATCTAATATCACTTACTCTAAATTTCAATTCAAAATAATCACCAGCATTCATAGGTTCAACAAAATTCCATGCCGCGACAGCCCTACCGTTATTTGAATTCCCGACAACTTGAGTATTTGAGTTACTTACATTATTACCGTTAATTGCTAACCAAATATCCATAGTTTGAGCACTTCCACCTCCCGTAGATTCAATTTGACATGAAAACTGAAGATTATATGTTCCCGCACTAGCAACAATAAATCTTGTGTCGGCAGAAACAATAACACCGTTTCCGGAAGTTTTAGTATCGGCTGTCATTGAATAAGCACTTGTTGTACTGTCAACATACTGACTTTCTAACGAAACGAATGAACCCCAAAATCCGTTTGTTCTTATATTTTCATTTTTAACTCTATATGTTGTCCCTCCTTGTGCGACAGCAAATTCCGCATTTTGAGTTATTGCGGTTAATTCGGGTAATGAACTTATTGGTAAATCTGCCATGATAAATTTATATTATGTTATTATTATTTTAGATCCATCTTCTTGTAAGAGATAGAAACCATCTTGTTGTAATAAATAGTTAGTATCTGTAGAAGTCGGAGTTAATGTCATTGTTGGTGTAATGGTTGGAGTAGGAGTTATTGTTGATGTGTTAGTATTAGTTGGGGTTACAGTTGGTGTAGGGGTATCGGTTATAGTTGGCGTTGGAGTATTTGTAGGTGTGTCAGTAATAGTTGGCGTTAATGTATTAGTCGGAGTTAATGTATTTGTAGGTGTAATTGTCGGTGTAACCGTAGATGTAGGAGTATAAGTTGGGGTATTTGTTGGTGTTTCTGTTGGTGTTACGGTAGGTGTGAGTGTAGATGTTGGGGTATACGTTGGGGTGTTAGTTGGGGTATCAGTTATGGTTGGGGTAGGAGTGTTAGTTGGCGTATCGGTAATGGTTGGTGTAACCGTATTTGTAGGTGTAATTGTCGGCGTTTCCGTAATAGTTGGGATCAAAGTATTTGTTGGCGTAATTGTATTAGTAGGAGTAATTGTAGGTGTTACGGTAGATGTAGGCGTAAATGTTGGAGTAACCGTTGGTGTTTCAGTTGGGGTTACAGTTGGTGTAGGTGTGTTAGATGGGTTCGGTTCTCTAGATGTTGTTGGGGTTGGGGTTAATGTTTTAGTTGGTGTAATAGTATTAGTTGGAGCTATTGTTGGTGTGGGAGTTTTTGTGTTAGTTGGTGTAGGTGTAACCGCTCTTTGTGATTCGGTTATTGTAGGTGTTATCGTTGGTGTAATACTAGGAGTTGGAGTGTTAGTTGGTGTTGGTGGTATTGTTGTTGTGGTTGTTGTAGTTGGGGATTCTCTATGCTCGTTAGGTAAAGAACCTATTTTTCCATCAAAATTTGGATCAAATACTTTTGCAGTTAGAATTTGCTGACCCTCAACAATCAATCTTGATCCCGCAAATATTTTCCCCGACCTTTTTCTTAAACTTAATCCCATTTTATTTTAATAATAAATATTATCTTCCCCCAAATAACCATCCGTATTTTTCATAATCACCTCTACTTGGAGCACTACTATCTCTTCTTGAATCATAACTAAGATTTGGCATTGTAGGATTAAAGTTAATTATATCTTTTACCGATTCATTATTAGTTACAGTCCAAGATTCAATCATTGATTTGGTATGTTCTGTAACTTTCTCTAAACTTGAGAAAGATGACTCCCCCACGTATAATGCCATGGCAATAGACATAATTAAGTCATCGTGATGTCCTTTTTGGTGATCTGGTCTACCGTTAATATAAACGAATGTATTCATTTCGTTATACAATCTAGAACTATACATTCTAAATCCGTGTCTCAGACCTTCTTCAAATGCCGCAATTATCTGAACACGTTTGGCATTAAAGTTAATTCCCGGTATTTTATCCACCGTTCTTGATGCAGATCTCCAAATGTTATTTTGGTCTACACCATCAATATATAAATTCTTATAATCAAATTCTTGTAATTTACGAACTGTAGTAATACCCATACCACCGGTAATATCCACAACAACAAATGCCGAATACATATTTGCCCATTTAAAGGCAACCTCAGCCAATGTGTCAGGTGGAATTTTACCAATATATTCTAATACCTGTTCTCTCGTGTCAAAATCAATAATTTGAATGGTACTAAAGTCCTCACTATCCCCACGAGAAACGTCAATACCCATAATATATTTGTGACCCACTTCAGGTTCTTTCCAAATCCATAGGGAATTACCCATCATTTTATTTTGAGGGTCTTTCAACATATTCTCACGAATTTTTTGTAACATATTAGAATCAAAGACATTATCCCCCGATCCTAAAAAGTTACATTCCAACTCTTGTGATACTTTTCTCTTATCGTATTTAAGTTTTTTTACCATCCCCTCAAACCAAATAGAACAAGGTTTGTAACCTGTGTCCATAATCGCTTTAAGATCATCATAAT